TTCATCTTCAAACTCTGGTTGCATTGCAGCCATAATCTTATCAAAGATTTTCTTTCCATAACGGAACAAGAATACTTTACCCTCATTCTCTGGGTGTTTAGAATCAGACACCACATAGATATTAGAGAAATATTGTAACTTTCTTTTCTGTTTTCTGGCGATTTCTTTGTCAGACTCAATTCCAGTATTCCAGTATGCACTATTCATTTCTGAAACTGGGTCTTTTTGTCCAAGAGTTGTCAAAGAGTTTTCAATATACCATTGACCAGTTGGGCCTTGAAATGCATGATTCCAGACCTTTGCCCAAGGCATATCTTCACCCTCTACTGCTGGTAGAAAACGAATAACTGCATAACCATTACCAGACTTATCTACTTCTGGTTTCCACAATCTTTCGTCTTTGTAAGACTTTTTCTCTTGAGGTGCGTTTTCTTTCTGTACTTCGCCAAGTAACTTATCTAGAGAATTGCTTCTCTTTAGACTTTCTAACGACATATATATCTCCTTATGTTATCGTATATTATTGTATAGTTCTTCGTATGTTAATTCTGTTCCAACCTTAATAAACTTTACTTTGGGAAAATCCCTCTGTAACCATCTAAATTGGTTATCCCAGTTAATCGTGTTAAACCCACGACTATCGGCAGGAAGATAATTCTTCGTACCTTTGTATATGTTATTTAGTGGTTCTGAATAATCAGTTCCATCAAACCCACACATATACACTTCCTCTGCACCACTCTTGCAAGCAAGATATAATGCAGTATTCCCTGCTGACCACCCTTTAGGATAGTCAATATTAATTACTTGGTCATTGTACTCATCAACCCAAGTGACATATAATCCAACATCTTTTTCAGCTTTCTTTCTCAAATCTTCTATATCAATATCTGGATTGTATATTTTTGCCTCTTGTATATTTGCCTCAACTGTATCTTGTGTTTTACCTTGTACTACACAACTCTTTTTATTTCCTTGCCATGTTTCATATACTGGGTCTTTATTTCCTGCTAACATCATTGAAACATTAAACTCTGCTGGTAATAGTTCCCAATCAGAAAACCAACACTTATTCTTCATTGCATAACCAGATTCATATATTTCTTGTTGCATTGGATAGTCTACAGAAACGAGATTGTCAACTGCAAAATCACGATAGATTGCATTACATCCCCATGTTATAAAGTCACCCCCTATTATTGGTTGTATGGGTCTTGACTCTCCATTTCCGTAGACTATATGCTTAATCAAAATCTCTTAACGCCTCCCACGATATTGGAAACTTATTATGCAGATGCCAATCAATACAATCTGCAATATGTTGTGTTTCTTTCTGTGTATCATCTTTACATCTAAGATTACATACTCTTACAAAGGCCATAAGACTTCCAGACCAATACCACTCTGTGTATAGATTTTGTGGTAGTATCATTCTTGCCATCTCTGGTGCAATATTTGCTTTCAACATATTTTGATATGTTGTCTTAATAAATTCTAAAGTAGAACCAAGACTATATTCTATAGTTTCATCAGATGAGCCTTGTTTCTTATTATCTGCTTTCAATCTCCACTCTTGTGGAATATAAAACTCTGGTTCATCATCTACATAACGTCTTGATACTTCGTTCCACACCAAACCTACTTGATGTTTCACTAATTGTCTTGCAACAAAGATTGGAGCTTTGATTCTAAACTGCAAACTTGCATGACCAAAAGGACTCCAATGATTGTGTTTTGCAAGGTACTTAATAAGTTTCTCATCTTTTTCAGATAACTCTTTACTATCTTTTGCGAAAGAGACTCGAGCAGCATTAACTACACTCAAGTCTGTTCCCATAACATCAATTAGGTTGACGTTCATGGTGCCTCTTTCTTTCTGCAAATGCCCTACGAGTTGGTCTATAACCTTTAGGCCACTCTGGAACTCTAGATGCAAGTTTTTTGCATCTCTCCCTTAACTCCTCGTTGGACTTTACCAACTCGGCGTTATCTGCTTCGAGTTCTTTAACTCGATTCTTGAGTTGCATATCCTCAAGAGCTTGAAATGCATTTTTAGCATTAATAGACATACCATTTTCTCCTATATTGGTAGTTGAGCTGTTTTTTCTAGGAAGTTTAATTCCCTTGCATTTGCCTCAATTTTTTCTTTGAGACCCTTAGTAATCAATCGACCTACTGAATCTGGTTCTAATTCATTCTTTTGACAATACCAGATTACAGCGTCTAGATGATTGATATTCTTATCTTGAGCGACTTTTTCTATTTCAAGCGAAAATGTTTTAGGTGTTTGCATTGTGTTCCTTTTATAATTTAATGTATTCATAATATCATAATATAGTGTGTCTGTCAATAGTTTTTGCAAATTATTCGTGTTCTCCACCAACATCTCTTGGGTCTAATTCATATCTTTTACCTTTGATATATATTGCTCTTGCACGACTCGGAGTGTGATAAAGTTTGTTCATAAGGAATCTAGGATTTCTTTTTGCCATCTCAAATGTTGCAACTGTAACTGCGATTGCAGCCAGAATGATAATATGTGCGATTGCAGTTATACCAAACACCCACATACTACTAAAGTATGAACTAAATGCAATGCACCACATCCATGCTAGTACTTGCATTATCATATGTCTGGTGTTTGTATCTGGAATGTTCTTGAGTGGATTTCTGTCGTGGTTCATAACAGAGTTCCATGTATCATAAATGTATTTCATATTCACCTCTAAAAATTAGTGGTAGGTTATTCTGTTACTAGGAAACCTACCGAAACCCTATCCGATTAAGCAGCTAGTGCAAAATCTTGAGGTGCAAAATTATCATTTGCATTTACTTAAATGAACTATTAAGCGTTCAACCTATGATTCTACTCGCACCTATCTCTATCTGTCGATCCTATTTCAGCCCCATAAGAAAAACTCGCAACCCAAGTGTTTATGGTGGAGCTGATGGGTACTGCCCCCATGTCCAGCCTAGTCTTCAGATTGTATCAACAAACCATACTCTATTTATAACACAATATCCTTATAAAGTCAAGTCAAAAAGGGGAGCGAACCCCCCTTTTTTATTAAGTATTAACAAAATCCTCTTGCCATTGTTTGTTGCCTCTTGGACTTTGTAATGTTATATCTTGATTACTTCCACCTTTTGATTTACCAAAATTATGTCCTCTAACTTTACTTTTAAGTTTTGATATTGGAACAATATTACCATCTGTATCTTTGGAATTTTTGATAAAAACTTCTTCTATAGAAGGCATTGGAGTATCATCTAATACAGTAATAATGTTAGTGTCCTTTAATGTATCAAATATTGATTTACCCATATGTAATGCATCTGGACTAGTTAAAACTCTCATTAGAATATTAATACGTTGTATCAAAAAGTCTGGTTTCACTTCAGAATTATACCATATATAACTGCCTGGATTCTTAGCATCTTTAACATCATTTCCATCTGCAGCTTTATACATTTTATGTGAAGGCAACTCATTAAGTAATTCTGGGTTTTTTATCAACGTCTTGTTTATAGTTTTAAACCAACTAGTAAAATCTATAGTTTTTTGGATTTTCCAATTTGGAACATTTAAATCTTTAAACTTCTTTGGATTATCCATTGCATAACGAAGCATTACATAATTTCTTAATTCTGTGTTTGTAACACTCTTTTCTTTTTTGTAAGCCTTTGAAAGTTCTTTCAAGTAAACCTTTAGAGAGTTTACTGTTGATTCCTTAATATCTTTAACACCTTTAAAGTAAGAAATAAATTCATCTACTTTAGAGGGTTGAAACTGAGCATCCATCCAAACTAAAAGTTCTGCAACAATTCTATCGAAACCATTTACATCATAAGAATATTTAAATCCACTAATCTTATTTAAAATTTCAATAGATGGTGCATCACCAACGTCATCATCTTTTGATGCAATAGAACTAATTTGTCTACGAAATTTAGTATACCATTGATTCATTAATTCTTTTTGCCAATCATCCCAAGCTATACCCTCATTCTTCCACACAAGTGCTTTTGAAAATTGTTCAATTTCACCCTTAGTAGCAGTTACAAAAGGTATCTCAATATTATCAATATAATTTCTAACTTCTTTTGGTAAGTCTTTATAAAGTAAACCACGAACATCTTTTTTCTTACCATCAGAGAGATTAAAAGTTAAACTTGATTCTACTCCGAATGGTATTTTACTATCAAAAAATGGTACTATTGATTCATACAAACGATTTTGTCCATCAATAATAAAAAATGAAGTACCATTTTCTATACGTTCATTAATATATTTTAAAACTAGTTTCCAAGCATCTCTTTCTTCTAGGTCTGATGAAGCAACATTTGCCTCCACACTTATTTTAAGTAATTCTGCTGGAACAACAACAAAAGCATCAAGTAATGCATTTCCCATTATTAAGGAGCGTAAGTAAGCTTTGCTTCTTGCATTATCTTTGAATCGCCACATCAATTGTTGAGCAAGTCTTTGTAGAAAACCAGATGCTGAATCAATCTCTGGTTCTGAACCTTCTCCAGGCGACCCCAATAAGTAAAGTGTTTTTAGTGAAAGTAGTTCAATTTTAAATTTTGCGCTGTCTTGAACTGAAACAGCAGTTTTGTTTTTAGTCATTATTTTACCTTTATATAAGTTATCATTTTCTACACAATTGTAGATAAATGGATTAACAGTAAGTTTGTGCTTAAAGTCAGTTACCTACTAATCTGACTATTATTATAATACTACAAAGTTATCGTAATGTCAAGTCACTTTCAATTCTTTTTTTACACAAATTGTAATATTCTTCGTTTATTTCACTTCCAAGATAATTTCTTCCAGCCTGTAAGGCTGCAATTGCAGTAGTACCACTTCCCATAAATGGGTCATAAACTATGTCATTTTCTTTTGTACAATTTTCAATCATTTTTTTGACAACAAATATAGACATACCAAATTTAAAACCATATACAACTGTAGACTTTTCATCAAGAATTGCGTCTTCAGGCATATGAGGATTATTAAGTTTAAATGGTTTTCTTGCAAAAGTAAGTAAATGCATATACCCCATTCTATAGTCTGACCTTTTTAATGTTTTAACCCAAACATTTGTTTTTCTAAGAAACCAATTGTTTTTTTCAAATACGTTAATTACTTTTATATGTTTTGGATATATTCTACCATCTGCTTTTCTATCAGTAGTGCATATACTAACTAAATTAGAAGTAGGATTTAACAATGAAACCCAACTATGTAAAAAATTTTCCCATTCATCAGTATTAGGTTTAACTCCTATTTCTGCATAATCTGGTGGAGATGTAAGTACATAATCATACTTGACATCTCTTTTCAAGGTATCAATACAACTTTCTAAATGTATCATACGAAAAACTCCTCAAGTGTACCTTGTTTAGTATGTTTAAAAATATCTTTGTTTTTATCTTTACTAAAGTACCATACGTTTTCTATATATATTTGGTTCATAAACTTGTCCATAGCAGCCTTATCAAAGTTACCATCCTCGTCAGAGAATACAGATTTACCTTGAGGCCTTTGCATTATTCTCATTCCAACTTGACCCATAAAATGTGGAAGTAACATATCTACAAGTTCATCTCCAGAACGATATCGTTTACCTTTTATTTTTGGGTCTAGAATATTAACCATAAGAACACCAGTATCACTAAGAGAGTCAAAACTATTCTGTGATACAGGCAGATAAAAGTTATCTCTCCAAGAATCATATTCATTAAACTTAAACCATGATTGTAGTTCTTCTTTTTCTCCACCCTCATTATATCTTTCTGTAGAAAAATATGGTGGACTTGTAAATGCACAATCCACATTATTGATTTCATCCCAAGGCAAGTCCTCTGCACCACAGTTGTATATCTGTGTGGTTTTCTTACCACCAGTAAGTTTATCATAGAACTCAATCATTTTTTTATATCTTGCAAACGTATTTGGATTAGGGTCACAACCGATATAGTGTGTAGCATTAGAGGCATAGAAGGCAGTTAATCTGTCACCCCAACCCATAGAAGTATCAAGTACAGTTTTTGCATCTGTCATTTCATAGATAGTTCTTGCAACTGTAGGTTTAAACTGTGTTGCAATATAAGTGCCTAGTCTAAACGCTGTCATATAAGTTCTAGGGTCTAGTTGTTGAGAATCATTAATACCTCTCCAGATAGGCCCAAATGCACCCCAGATATTATCTCCATCATTCCATCTTTGTATTGGAGATTTGTAACCATAAGAACCACAAGAGAGTCGTAAGTCATTCATAAAAGAATCACTTATATAATTATATGTACTAGGGCCATCAATTACACCCAATCCATATTTACTATAAGGATACTTATAATCATCATACTTTTCTAGTACATCTTCTTTGTTTCTTTTGGATATCCAATCTGTCCAATCATGGGATTTAAGTTTGTGAAACTCACGAACAACCTTATCTTGACTAAATTCTTTTAGGGGGAATGGTGGTTTTTCATTTGTAATATAATCTGCAAGAGTTCTACGGAAAACTTCTTTACCATACTTATCAGTTGTACTGATAAATTGAGTTGACTTCATAACTGGCAATCCAGTTATATCTGCACTTTTTCTTAGTATTTCATATAGTTCTTCGCTGTGTTCATTTGTCATAATATATCCATTTATGTTTTATCTTATAATTATACTACTATTTAGCAGATTTGTCAATATGATATTTGTTCTTTTCTTGTAGGTTTACCTATTGCATTTTGTTGAAAATATGCTTTGAGACTTTCTTCCTCAAAACAATATATCTTTGCAGGCCCACCTAATTTTCTTTGTGCGAGTTGTTCTACTCTTTTTCTATTAACCCATGAAGATTCTTGACATTGTTGCAAACTGTCAAACGTAGGGTCTGTTAGTACAAAGTGTTCTGCTGAACCATCAGCATACAGTTGCATTGATATTAGCACTAGAAACCATTTCATTTTTTACTTTCCATTCTTTGATGACATCTGATAACAAGGGTAGATACTCTGTCTTATTTTTAACAAACTCTTGAACAACACCATCCTCTGTAACGACTAGAATTGCAACTTGGTTAATCTCAATTCCAGTTCGCTCTTCAAACATTTCTGCATAAGCAGACGCTTGGATATAATAACTCTCGTTCCAATCATCACTTCGTTCTTTTGATGAGGTCTTGAAGTCGATAATAGATAACTTCCCATCATACTCTGCAATGCAATCGACACGACCAGCTACCTTATATTTATCAGAGTAGAGTCCACACTCTTGTGCATAAATGTTATCTATTTTTTGCAGAACGGATTCTCTAAGTTGATTAAAGAGAACGTATGGTAGAAATTTCTTTTTATGTTTTTCTTCATCAAAATCATTGTTGATATAATCTTCACACATATGATGTACAGATGTACCTCTATTTGCAGCCTTTCGTGCAACATAGTTCGCTACATCATCACCAACTCTTTTTCTCCACTCAAAAAGTCCTTTTTTATTTCTTACAGAAAGAACTGTAGTTATTGATGGATACTTATTACCCTCTGGCGTTTCATATAAACGAACTCCATCAGTTGTTGTCGCTTTTATCTCTGGGAGATTTATCGTCTTGTGGTTGTACATTCTTATCACTTTCTTCATGTTTATATTCTGGTGGAACTTTACCCCACCCTACTGTCCTATCCCACTCTCGTTGAGTGTACTTAGACATTCCTCATTCTTTCAACAAGTCTATCTGCTCTTTTTGTTACTTGTCTATACCATCTACTATCTACCATCTCGTCTGCAGCTGCGTTCCAGTCTTGAGAATCTACTCCTCGTTTCATGCCCTTGAACTTAGACAATCTTGGTCGGCCCATATTGAACATCATGTTTGCAACTATTCTTTGCACTTCCTCTGGTAAGTCATCAAAGTCTGGATATAATCTGTAGCAGTCTGACAAGACATTTTTGATATCGGAGTCGAAAGCTTCATTGCATCTATCTTTTGTGACAAGAGTTCCAACTTCCCAACCATGTTCTGGGTCTGATTCCAAGACCAAATGGCCGATCCCAAAAGTAGGCAGACCAAGATGATCCAAATAAATCTTTCCAACTGAGCCTTCATCATATTCTATTTCCTCTCGTAGTTTTTCTATATCCATTTATTTCTCCTATTTAATATCTTCAAGTTTAGAACCACCTTTACATACAAACCCAGGCGGTGCCCATAATGTATGGTTTAAATCAT